TCATTCTTCTCCAACCAGCCAGTTTATTGCCACTCCAAGGACTTTTGAGAAGTGGACCAGCTCATAGTCGGCAACAAAGCGAACGCCGCTCTCAATCTTGCTGATGGCTTCACGTTCTATTTGAACTCCGTTGAGCTGCATACGGGCAGCGAGGTCGCCCTGGGTAAGCCGCTGCGTAACCCTGGCCTGCCTGATTCGTTCGCCGGATATATTCTTTGCTCCGTCGTAGTCATAAATTTTCAAGGCGTCACCCTCCGTTTTGCCTTGACTGTACCATTTTTTTCGGATATTCTTGTAATAAAGATTTACAAGATATATTGAATTTACAAATTTCGTGCGTTTTCGTCACAAAGGAGGGAGTACGATGCAAGAGCAATACTGTTTGAAGGGGAGCGGCGAAATCTTGAGGCAGCAGGCAGTTCAAGAAAAAGGGCCAACGCGAGAGAGAAGAAGAAACGGAATTGCAGGCGCGGCGATCATCTCGATTTCAATAATTGTGGCCGCCTGCATAATTGCAGCAGCTATTATGTCGAGCGCATCGGAGCCGGTTTCGGCTGATGCCGGAACCATCGCTCCCGAGATCTATGCGTCCAGCGCGAACGCGAGCGACCAGTATGTAGGGAGCGTAAACAGTTCGGTGGTCCATAGAAGCGGATGCCCGTATGCAGAGAGAATTGACGCCGAGAATCTGACCATCTACACGTCCCTGGAATCAGCGCTTGAGGACGGGAGAGAGCCGTGCAGCTCTTGTTTTAGTAAGGCGTCCAGTTTCGGCGAGTGGACCATACTTGATAAATATGGGTTTGGAGGTTGAGCATGAGAAAGTTTGTGGGTGATGTCGTGCTTCCAGGTGTGGTACTTCTGGCAATCATGTTCGGGGTAAGGTATGGGTTCCTGGTAGCGTTTGGAGATGATCTTGCAAACACCTTTGGAATACCAGCCGGAGCGCTGCTGGCTGCGATTGCGTACATCTGCTATCGTTCAAAACGCGAAGAAGAATAGAAAGTGGGCCGGAGGTTCAATCCTCCGGCCCACTTTTACATTTCCTTCGCCACTTCGATGGCACGCTGGATGACACAGGCCACCGCCTCGCGGGTGATGGGCTGCCTCCACCCGTAGTTTCCGTTTCCGTCGCCAGCGAAGATGCCGTGTTCCTTGCAGAACTCAGTTCCTTCCTTGGCCCAGTCAGAGGGGTTGTCGCCGGTCCCGGCGCAGGAGAGAAGTTCCTCTTTCGTCATATCCAGTTCATCCTTTCCAAGTCGTTTCGTGACCTCCGCCGCAATCTGCCCGTGTCGGCTATACAGCCATTCGCCAGGGCAAGCCTTGTTAGCAAACCAGCGGTGGACCGTCATCACCATTTCATCGCTTCTGGGGGAGTAAGAAAGCGCCTTGTCTTTGTCGCCAAACCAGAGCAACTTCTTCTTCCCGTTGCGTTCGCAGATGTCTGTGAGGAGGTCAAGGAGAGAGGCATACGCTTTTTCGGTGACGGAGTAGGGGTCCTTGTCATCGCTGGCAACCTCGATGGTGATAGCGCGGTTGTCGTTTGCGGAGCTGGAAGTACACCAGGAGCGGTCCTTCTCCTCCACGCAAAGGCCGATGCTTCCGTCGTAGCCGATGACATAGTTGCAAGACGCTTCCTTGCTTGCAGGCTGAAACACCTCGCAGCCGCGTTTTGCCGTGACCTGCCCGACAAAACAGTGGACGCTAACCCTGTCAATGGCATGGTTTCTGGGGCTGTTCTTGTTCGGGGAGATCAGCTTATAGGTTGCAAGCGGGCTATTACTCATGGCTCGCACCCTCCACAAAAGCCTTTACAGCCTGGTTGCTGTCCAGCATAGAACGCATTTCCTCCAGCGCTTCATCAACCAGGCTGCTGAACATATCGAAGGAAATCATCTTTGCAAGCCACGGGAAGCGTGTCACAAACAGGTCGTAGACCTGCCGCAACTTGAGCTGCCCGGTTCCGCCGCCCAGCTCCTTCTCGGCCTCTGTGACGGCCCACAAAAGCCATTCCTTGACCTTTGCGAGCTGGGATTCAGTCGGAAGCCCCACGAACTTGGCAACGCAAGAAGCGACCGCTGCCACGAAAGCAGCTCCAGCCACAATGATGGGCCAGTTTTCAATGATGAAGTCCATAAAATTTCCTCCTTACTCAACAATCTTCCAATCGTCGGCCAGCATATCAGCCTGGGATGCGAGCCACCCAATCTGAACGCCGGACGTTCCGACGAAAGCCAGGGCCTTATTCCCGATGGAACTGTGGTCCGCGTTGATGATCTCCCCATCAGGGGCAACGTAGCTTACGGCGGATGCGAGCTGGACATACTGTCCCTTCCCGTTCCATCCCTCGCGCTGAATCTTCTTGCCGCGCTTCGCAGCCTCGATAGCGAGGCCGAAAGTGAGGCTGTCAGTGGGGCGGTACGCCTCCTCAAAAACGGCCTTGGGGGACCAGCTCATATAGCCGTCAGGATAGCGGACGGCGTAGCCATCCTCCGCTTTCGACCCTTCCGGGATGGGCCAGGTGACCGGCTGAACAGTTTTTCCGTCAACCCGATACGCAGGTTCCGCCTCGATGATCTTGGTTCCGATATATCTTTTCATGTCGTGCCTCCTTCTCAGCAATCTCTTTTTACCTGTTTTTCGGTGTTGCTTTTTCCGAAAACAGACCCGTCGTTATGCTCGAAGATGTTCTCGATGACCTTGAGGAAATTTACTCCCAGGATGGTTTCTATTGCCTGCTCGGAAAGTTCTTCGACAGGGAAAACCTGACCAAGTCGAACCGTGGCGTATGCGGCAATCAAGTAGGACATCGACACCCAACCGAGCGCCGCGAGCTGTGTCGTAACAAACAGCGTCCTCGTCACAGAACGGGCATCCAGGCGCTTTCCTTTAGCCATCTGAACCACCCTTCTCCAGGTCCTCGATTCGGTGGTTTGCGACCTTCATCTTCTCCGTTAGAAGCCGTTCCGCGCCCTCAAGACGCTCGTCAAGAAGCCCTACGTCCTTCTCAAGCTGGTAGGTCCGCTCCACCAAATTGTTGTGCTTGTCCACCTTCTTTTCCAGTTGCTCAAGCCGGTACTGTGTCAGCTTGCTGCTCGTGATTACGCCGATGACGGAACCGAGGCAGGAGCCGCCAAGACCGATGATGGCAACCAGAACTGCATCACTCATACTTACCACCGCCCTTTCCAACCGAGCATACCATGTGGAAAGATGGATTGCGCCCTGAACAAAGCGAAAATTTAGGAGGCGGCGCTTTTCAGGCACCGCCTCCTATTCTCCATCAGCGATATGGGTTCTTTTCTTCCTTCCAACCCTTGTTCGTACTCTGCCAGAGGTATGCCCTCGCTTCGTCGGACAGCCCTGTGAGCATATCAATGGCCGCTTCCGCTTCCTCTTGGTCAATGCTCCCGTTTCTCTTTTCGGGGTCATCGTTCTTGGAATCCACGATTTCGCGGGCAGCCAGATAGAGGAGGTAGTCCGCTTCGCTGATTCCGTAGGAGGAGCCGCCCTCGATTTTCTCCATGAGCTTTTCGCCAGCGTCGGTTCCTACGGCGAGATTGTAGATGTCCTCCTCGATAGAATCCTTCTGCTCCTGGTTTGCAGACCTCCAGACTGAGGAGTTGGAAACCTGCCCATACAGGCTGTCGTAGGTTTTTTCCTGGTTCGGGGTGAGATACCTTTTCTCCAGGTCCGCCACGCTCTCAACGCCCTGGTCATCTTTCATGCGGCTCTCCATAGCGTTCCTGATCTGCTCCTCAGTGATTCCGCTGGACACCATGTCCTCATAGATGAACTCATAAGCCTCCGGGTCATTGATGCTCGCTGCATAGAGGATGTCCATGAATCCGCTTCGGTTGCCCTGGTAGCCGATGTTCAGGAGGGCTTTGTCGATGCGGTACTGCATGAGGTAGTTGTCCGTTTCGATTGCCGCCGTAGCGACCGCGGCTTGGATGTCTCTCTTGAGGTTTGCAACAGGGACGCCGAACAGACGCGCAACCTCGGAAAGCATTGTTGCCGAGGCACCGGCGATGGAGTATTTCCCCTCACCGATCAGAGCCTTTCTCATATTGGCGAACGCTTCCCACACCTTCGTGATGGGTTCCATGTCCATGCGGGAAACATCGTAGCCCTGCGCGATGGAAACAAGATCTTTCGCATAGGGAATATAGCCGAGGGGATTAAAGTTTGCTTCCAGGTTGCCGGACCAAAAGCTGTTCCAGTAGTCAAGGAAGCTCTCCTCGTCGCCAGAGAACCCGGTGAAAGCCTGGAGCATCTTTTCCCAGTATTCCAGCTCCTTGTCATCGTCGCGCAGAGCGTCGGCGATGGACTGCATGACGGCGTTTACCGTGAAGGACACTACAAGCGCCGTAGAGGTCCTTACAAGGACCTTCCTCGCCGTTTTGCGAGCATCCCGGCCAGTAGCGTGTCGAAGGTCATAGACCGCGTTCACGAACATATTGTAGGTCTTTGTCGGCTCTGCCATAAAGGAGGTGGACATCTTTGTGAGGGCGTCCGGTGAGCGCATGATTTGGGACCTCTGGAGGATGCCGTCAACAACCTGGGACTGGTCAATAACCTGAGAGAAGCGATCTGCGACAGCCTTGTAAAACGCGTCAGTTCCGGGTTTCAATCCCGGTCTGCGGTCCTTGGTTTCTGCCTCTACCGCGTTCCAGAGCCGCGCCCACGCGAAACTGTCCGCTTTCCCGGCAGGGGCCATGGATGCCTGCTTGATTTTCTCCATAGCGCTGCTGCTGCCCAGGAGGACATCCTTCATCTGGCGGCCAGTGTTGATGTCGAAATAGCCCCAGTCCTTCCACCGGGCAATCGGGGCATACTTCATAACCTTTTCCCAGTCGCCGCGGCGCACAGAGCCAGCAATAAGATATTTTGCGTCGATGGTGTTCAGCGCCCGAAGAATGGCCGTAGGCTGCTGGAGAACGACGCGGAGGTTCGCGGCGACAGCGGCGGCCTTGTAGTTGCCGATGATGCCGTCCATAAAGTTTCCGCTCCCGGAGGCTCTGACGCCCTGGTTGAGGTCATCCACCAGTTTGTTGAGGTAGCTGTTTCCGTTCCTGCCAAAGACGCGCTCAATCACGCTCTTTACTGTCCCGGTCCGGTTCCACTCGCTGTCACGATAGGTGAAGTCCCGGATGCGGCGGACATTCTCCATCGTAGAGAGCCACGCAGCATAAGTCGCCATGTCGTTGACATGGGAGGAGAAGATGTCGAAGATGCTCCCGACCATGACCGCGTTGTTGGCTTTCGGGGTAGTGCTTTTTGTGAACCCTCTACCGGCGATAGTCTGGGCCTGGGCATCCTTTGTGATGTCCTTCTGCGTTTGGTTTTTATCTACCTGAATGGGGAAATAGTCCGGCTCGTTGAATTTCTGGTAGCCGTAGACCTCCATGCTGGCCTGATTGCCAAGCTCCGCAAGCCTGCCGCCCATATACTTTTGCAGGCCGTCGGCAATTCTGATTTGCTCCTCCGTGAGCTTTCCAGTGATCTCAGCAAGGTCCTCGACGGTGACACGAACCGCGTCGGCTCTGCGGCTTTCACGGATGCCCCTGCCACCTCTCACCGCATCCGGCCTGATGCCGCCGGTGAAGATATGGTCCTGCGCCTGCTTCCGCTTCATAAGCTCATAAAGAGACATAATCTGGGCTGTGGATAGCGTCACCTTCTGCCCGTCAAGGTCGAACGTGTGCGTTTCTCTTTCCAGCTTTCTGACATCCAGCTTCCCGATGATGTCCTTCGTGGCCCGCTGTGCCTCGTGCATGATTTCGATGTGGCGGTCCTGGGCGGAGCGTAGCATACGGAAAATGTCATCTCCGGTTCTCCCGAGCCGATGGAAATACCCCTGCGGCGTAAGCATATCGAGGTTCACCAGTTTGTCAATTTTCCCGAGTGCGCCCCGGTAATCGCCGCGGTCGCTCCGCATGATGTTGTCGTTTCGGATTCCTTCCGCAACCTGGGAGATGGTCTGGAACCTGGAAGCGCCAAGCATTTTGTTTGCGGTTCGGATGGAAGCCTCGACCGCCTTGATAGTAGACCAGATGGTAGAGAGCTGCGCCGTACCCATCTCGGCAATCGGCGTGTCCTTCATGGCCTCAATCTCATTCAGATTGTCCATCAGGTCAGGGTCGATGACCAGGGTATAGTCCGCCCCTTCCTTTGTGATGTTGGAATAAGCCTGCCGAAGCTCGCGGAACGCAGCCGTCCGCTTTGTGGGGTCGCCATTACCGCCCTTCTTTCGCTCGCCGGTTTCCGGGTCAATCGTGTAGACGCTCTCCAGGTTGATGGATTCTAGGACGGAGGCAACGGCCTTTCTCAGGCTTTCGGGGATGTGCTGCTTGTCGCTCGGGCGAAGGAGCTTCGCGGACAGGTCCTTCGTGTGCCGGATGATTCGAGCGCGAAGCTCGCGGGCGCTACGGCGCTCTCTGGCCGAAGCATCTCTCTCGGCATACCTGGTTTTCAGCCGGTCGATCTGGCGCGCTCTCGTTTCCCTCTCCCTCTGAACGGCGCGCTGAACACGCTCTCTGTTCTGCGCGCGCAGCTCCGCGAGGCGGGCGTCGCGCTGCTCCCTGAGCCTCTGGAGGCGCTGCTGCCCCTTGGCTCTGGTTTCGTCGATGCGGGCGGCCTGCCGGTCCGCGAAGGTCTTTCTGGTCTGGGGAAGGTCAAAGAATGTCTCCATGATTTCATTGGACGCATCTGTGACCACCTCGCTGAGATAGGCACCAAAGGGGTTGCGCTCCTCCACTGAGTAGATTCCGTCAAGCACCTCTGCGATATGAAGAAGTTGGTCCATGGGGTTGCTGTGCCGCTGCTCGTCGAAGAACTCGGGCCACAGGTACGACATCTCCTGGTACACTTGGTCAATGTTGGTCGGACCCTTCCGCAGGTTCATCCTACCGAACCGCTGCCTGCGCCATGCGCCATAGTCCGGGATGTCGCGGCTGTCCTCCTCACTCACATAGAGTGCAGTGGTCCGTACATAGTCCCGCAGGTCCTTATACTGTTCGTATGTCCCGTCGGTCTCCGTGGCTGCATCCACCAGTTTCCTTGCGATTTCGTCAGAGCGTCGGCGTGCCTCGGAGTAGGTCAGCTCGTTGTTCCCGTCGCGCCCGCTGGCGATGTAATCGTAAAGGCTCTGGAGATCCCCTGCGATTTCATCGGCGCTCAGGTCGGAGTGGTAGGTTCGGATAAGCTCTCGGGCAGCACGAGCAACAGCCTTTTTGTCCGTTGTGACGCGCTGGGTTCTCCTTGTCTGGCCCTTCCAATACTCAACCCGTTCCCGGAGGATTGCATTTTCCTCTTGCAAGGCCGCGTTCTCCCGGAGAAGGTTATTGCCCTTGTAGGACCATCTGATGTCCGGGTCAGAGGTGGGGGATTCGTTGTCCACCCGCTTGATCTGTTCCGCGGAGAACACGGACACCTCCGTATTCCCGCCAAAATTCCACTGTATGCCGTCGTATCCTTTGCCCTGCAATTTCTTGATGTCAGCAGATGTGATGATGTGCGTGTCGTTGCTCTGCTTTGCAGAGCGGGATTTATAAATGCTGTCCCGCCCGTAAGCCTCACGCAGTATTTCAGGAACGGGGTTTCCGTCAGTAACCACCAGAGGTTTTGTCACATTTGCGTACAGCTCATAAAGCTGGCCGTTACCCTCTCCCATAGCGTCCGCATACCGCTGTGCATCGGCCTGCCTGCTTGCGAGATAGATGCCGGGTCCCAGCCAACCAGACCGCCCACGGCGAAACTTTGTAATCTCACCATAGGCAGTAGTCCCGTGGTACAGAACCAGAAGCCGCCCCTCTGCGTCAGTGATTTTGCTGTCACGGAAAAACGCCTGTTGCTCCTCCGTCAGCTCCCGTCCCTTGCTATCCATAGATTTCAGCGAGAACCGCGCCCCCTCCACGCTGTTGACCTTGGCGATGCGGTCCGCATCGTCTCCAGCCTTATAGGTAAGGACATTTACGCCCCTACCAGAAAGGGCAGACCGCAGCTCGCCGCTGCTGTCATCTGGCACCACAGCAGCCAGGACCTCGTCAAATCCTACCGCCCGTTCCGGCTTAGCTTCAAAGAGATTCACCGGCATCTGGGAAACGTCAAAAAGAAGGTCCCGCACCTTTGCCGCCAGCTCGTTGGAGATGCGGTAGCCGTACTCCTCGTTGAATTTCCTCATGATGCTGTCAATAGTGTAGGTTCCGCCGTCGGCGATCTCTACCAGGATGTTTCCAATGGTGTCCGCCTGGTGGTAATCGTACTCCCGTGCGCCACCAGGGGACTTTTCAGCCAGCTCCCCGGTGATCTCAATGAGCCGTTCGTCCAGCGCGTCGTTGATGGCCTTGGTTTCCTCCTCTGTCAGGTTTTGCAGGCGGCTCTCCAAACTGTGCATATCCGCAATATTCTTGAACCGACGCGCCGTACCGGCCCGCAGGCTCTTGACGCCGAAGAACCCAGACACGTTCTTGCTGTTCCCACCGTTCTGGCCTTTCATGGCCTTGACGATGTTTTCCAGAGTGACCGGGTAGTGGGTCTGCTGGAAGGTGCGCCGGTTCCCGCTCGGGGTGAACCGCTCCTTGTTGTTGTAGATGCCGCTGTCTCCCTCAATGCCGGAGAACAGGTCCCGCACCCACCGTTCATATCCGGTCTTGTCCAGAGCCTCGTCCACTGCGCGCCGCGTGGCCGCGCTGTCCGTCACGGTTTCATAGATCGGTGCGCTCCCGCGGTCCCGGAAATACTCCTGCACCTGCCGCAGGATTCCGCTCATGCGGAACGCGCTCTTGGTCATACCAGGGAACGCCTGCTCCAGTGCCTCACCGTGCCGCTCCCGCAGTTCCTTGAGGTTCATGGAGCCGATAGCGTCCGGGTCCTCCGTGCCAAGCGCATCCGCAACAGCTTGGTATTTGTCCGCTCTGTCAGGATTGTAGCCTCTGTCCGCCTCCCGCTGAGTGGTAACAGCAGCGATGTGTTGCCCGCGTTCCTCCAGATAGGCAGCCTTTAGACCGTAGTTGTCCATGGCGTGTTCCACAAGGCCGGTCTCTCCACCATAGCGGTTAAGAAGGTCCTCCATGTCATAGGACACTCGGTACAAATCCTGCCGAAACATCTCGTCGATCTGGCGGGAAAGGCTGTTCAGCCGCCCGGAGATACGCCGTTCCACCGTGGCGTCCGCGGCATACTCTACTTGTGGGAATGTGGGGGTCCACGCATCGGCGCTGTAAACTACATTCCTTCGATTGGCCCTCGGGTCGATGCTTCGCCGGTCCATGACAAGCGTAATATCCCCGAAATTCGTGTGGGGAATGTCCATGCGCGTCACCGCGATGGATGGCATGGGGAATCCGCCCAGCCGGAGGTCGCCAAGCAGTTTGCTCTCCGTTAGATTGTGCAGGGCAATCAATGTGTCGGTCTGCTCCACAGGAGACTTCATGGAGAACCTTGTGCCATCCGTAACATCCCCCGCCGTCAAGCCCAGAGCGGCCAGCTTTGCCTCGTCCATAGGGCCGCCCTGTCGCTTCATAGGCTCGACGCCAGCCTCAAGGCAAATAGCGTCCGTCTCCGCGTCGGTGAGGATGCGGTTCACTTTCATAGCGCCGGTGATGACCCAAGGAACCGTGTCCGGGTTCGGGTTCGTGCGGTATCTGTAATAGCCGTCAGTCGGGAGCTTTGGGAGGCCAGCATAGGAGTGGCGGAACTTTCCGTTTTCCGTATAGCCGTAGGACATGGCCTCCTCCTGGTAGTTCACATCCATGGCGTACTCGCACTCCGCCCATACGAAGTCAGCAGGGAACAGGTCCTTTACGCCGGTTTCCGGGTTCTTCCTTGCAAACTGCTTTGCCAGCGGGATGTCGCCCAGGTGCCAGCCGGGACGGAACGCCAGACTGCCCTTTGCCGCATTGGTTCCCTTTCCGCCCGCCTGCACCTGCATACGACCGGTCTTGGAAGGAGGTGCCGCCTGCCCGATGTCAGCATCAAGCCACACACCAACCGGTGTTCCTGCGCCGCCAGGATTCGCAACCATGGGAGGGTAGAGCTGCCCGCCCTTTGCGTAGAATACCTTGTAGGCCACGCCGGTTTTTTTGGGTGGGTCCTTCTCGCGCAAGGAATACCGGGTATTCACGTCGGACAATTCAACTCGCTGCCCTTCCTCGGTTGCCAGATATTGAGCGGACGAGATGTGCTCATATCCCGCCTCCAGAGCTTCGCTCCAGAGCCGCGCGGCTTCCTCCAGGGTGTCGAGGTCAACGCCGAAGGTTTCACGAGCGGCAGCATTTCTATCGCCGGTCCGGGTGAAAGCAGACTTTACCTTGGCAATAAAGTTCTTGATGGCATCGACAACCTTTGCGGCCACGCTTCGGTTCTGCTGGGTCAGGCGTTCAAAGCGGGACGGGTCAACAATCAGCGCTTCCGTGAAGTCGGCGGCGATTTCATCCATAGCCTGCTCGGTAGTCAGATTTACGCCGCTCTCGGCGTATCGAGCCTTATACCGCTCCACAAGAGATGCAGAGGAACCGTCGCGTTCTGAGAGGGCATTTACAGCATAGTCCCGGTACTTCCGGTACTCCGCCGGTGCAATCTCCTGGAGCCGGTGTGTGATCTCATGCTTTGCCACAACCGTGCCGGAGTTTTCGGCATCTGCGGCGATATAGATAGTCCCGTCCTTATACCAGCCGTTTGCGCCGCCCTCACCGGTGGCGGGGGCCATCTGGATTTTGGTTCCGGTCGCTCTTGCTACGGTGTTGTAAAAGCGCACCGTGCTGTCCGGCAGATCTGTGGAATGTTCATTGGGGACAAAACCAGCCTCGTCGCCGTAGACGGTAGCGTACTTCACACCCTCTCGTTCCGCGGTCAGGGATGCGGCGGCGTCATTCTGCCCCGCGGAATATGCCGCAAACTTCTGAGCGCTGTTGAGGGCAGATGCATAGTCGCTGCGTACCTTCTCCATGTCCATGCCGGAAACACCAGCCTCATAATAAGCAGCAAAACCGGCGTAAAAGCTGTCTGCGTTCACGTCGCCGTCGTAGGAAGCAGCAAGCGCTTTCGCTCCGTTCTCACCGAGGGACGAGGCAGCGGCGCGCACGCGGGACATATCGTACGCCGCCTCCGCGGTTGTTCTACCCTGGAGCGTCTGGGGTGACGTGTGTACGGCGTCCTGCTGGGACGCCACAGCAGTACCGGTATCAGTAGAAACACCGGCAGAGCGGCTTGCAAGGGAGCGGATGTCGCTTTTAACGCGGCTCAACGGAGCGTCGGTATCAATCTCGGTCCCGGTAAGTCTGGAAAGCAGAGCGACAGCATCCTGGTTCTGGGCGATGCGAGCCGCCTGGTTGCCGCTGATTTGCTCTCCATTTACCAGCATTTCAATCGCCGTCCGGGTCGATTCCGGGACATCATTCACAGTTTCGGCATCATTTTGTGAATGTTCCGTTTCTGCGTCGATGGCGACAACGTTCGCGCGGTACAACCTGCCCAGCTCCATGTTCGTGATCTGCTCGCCATTCGCGCGCTTCTGCTGGAGCTGCTGCGCGATTTGATAGCTGTTCGTGGACGGGTCGCTTGCAAGACCTTCCTCAATGATGGCATCCACCACATCGTCGCCCATGGCGGAAAACTCTGCTCCGGTCTGCTGCGCGGTGTAGGCGTTCAGGCCAGCGTTGATTCCAACGGCACCGCCGGACATGACGCCGCCGGAGATGGCACCGCCAAGGAAATCGAGGCCCATGGTTTCGGCCTGGTCTGTGACCGCGTGCCAGAAAGCCTCGTCCTCGCTCATGCCGCTTTCCATGTAGGCATCAATAGACATCTGCCACTCGGACTTATCCTTGGAAATGAGGATGTCTGCAAAAAGGTTGATAAGGTCGCTTCCGACCTCCTCGCTTCCTTCGGTGAGTGTGTTCCGAAGAACATACTTGAGAGCGCCCTGCTCCCAATCTCCCTTGAACAGAGCATCCAGAGAGAACTTCTCCGTGATGATCTCAGCGGCACCAGCGATGGTGCCGAGCGCGAAAGCCTGACCGTCAGAGAGGCCCCTATCCTTCGCGGCAATAGTCGTGTCCGCAGCAGCCCCGGTTCCCATGATACCGAGAGTGAGCGCGCTGTTTCCGCCGGTGATTGCCGTATTGAAAAGAAAGTCGCCCATGCTCATGCCGGTGGTGTAGGCAAAGCTGCCAACGCCTCCCCAGTTGTCCTCCACGATGGTGTTTACCTCGTTTCGGATAGCGCTGTTGATGTAGGAAAACTTGTTGTAGCCCTCGTTCTGGTCAATTTCTCCGTCTGCGGTAAAGTCCGCAAACTGTCCGATATAGGAAAGGCCCTTGAGGGGGCTTTCCAGGACGCTGAACACAGAGGAACCAACGGGATGCTCTCGCGCATACTCCGCCCATTCCTGCTCCGCGCTGAGCCGCTGGCGGTAGTTTAGGTCAGCCGTCAGATAGTCGATATACTCATAGGCAGCTTCCGGGCTTTCCGTTGCGTAGATGTAGTTGAAAATGGCGATTTCATCATCCGTCATCTCCCCGCGCTCGCTGTTATCCAGGCCAAGCAGAGAGGCGTTGCTCTGAATGTCGGAGAGAATCTGCCGGTTTACGGCTGTTTCGTCCTTGTTGATGTAGTCGTAGTTGATGTCGGCGAAACCGGTGTTGGAGTATGTTCCGGTCCATGCGTTGAATTTTTCGGTTCCGGGCTGATAGGTGGAAACATACTTGCTCTTTTCCGCGAAGTCATCATTTTCAGCGAGAGCGGCATACTCCTTGCCTTTCAGGTAGGTCCCATAATCATCCTCGTCCTCGAACTGGGACCAGAAGTCATACTCGTTTCCAAGGCTTTCGCGGACACCGGCCAGGAAGCTATCGCCCTCGTCAAGGGCGGAGAGGATGCGGTCAACCGTTCCCTCTCCGTAGTCCGCGTCGTACATATCGCGGTATTTGGTGAAGTAGTCCCGATACTCCTGCGATTTTCTGGTGTAGCTGTCAATGCTGCGGTTCGTTTCCTCCTGGTACGAAAGGAAACTGTCGGCAGGCTGGAAGGTGTTCTCCCTGGAGGAGTAATCATCGCTCAATCGCTTGGAGAAATTGTTCAGGTTCTCCATCCACTGGTCGAAGCCGATCTCCTCGCTGCGCCACATAGCGTTACCGGACTTTTTCCTGGTCCACTCGCCGAAGTCAGAGGGGGTGTCATCCCGGAGGATGCTGGAGGACTGGGGCGCGGTAACCCGCGTCCCAGTCTGACCGGAAGCAGAGGAAGTAGAGCCGGTCTGCTGCTTTTTCTTTTTTGTCCAATCGCTAAAGCTCATAGAAATCCTCCTTATCCGCCGTAGGTTTCGATGCAATACTCAACGTAGGCGTTCATATAGTCGGTGTAGCTGTCGTACTCCGTAACCTCGGTGCCGCCCTGCCCATACTGCTGGTAGGACGCCTTTCGTCTGGCCCACTCGGTTCTTGTCATCATTCCGGCGATGTTCCCGCTCGGAACGCCTTGTTCTTTCATATAAGCAACAGCGCTGTCTCTGTCGCTGAACGTGGGGATGCTGCCGCCTCCGCCGCGGGCGCTTTCATAAAGGGACCACAGAGTTTCCGTCTTGGCGTTGGACATATCCAGGCTAAGCAGATACTCATAGGCTTTCGTGTCATTACCAAAGCCGAGCATGGTGTCAACGATTCCAGACTGGCTGCTGCTGCCGCTGCTGCCGCCGCTGCTGCCCCCTCCGCTGCTGCCGCTGCCGGAATAGGATACCCGTGCCGCCGCCTGCGCCTTGTCATAGGCGCTCTTGAGGTTGGCAATCTCCGCGTCCGTGTACCCAAGGGCCTTGTAGCCTGAGAAGTCGCCAGCAGCCGCAAGGGTCTGCGCCTTTTCCAGCGCGCGGTTGTACTCCTCTTCGCTCTCGTACTGCTCGCGGTTCCACGCGGTTTCATCCTCGTACCGCTTGTCCTCAATCTCGTCCCGGCCAACCTGGTAGTTCCACTCCTTGTCATACCGGCTGTCGGAGATGTCATCCCGGTAAATCCCGTAGTCGAAGTTGCGGTCGGTATTGTACTGGGTGAGGAGATCCTGATACTTGGCGTAGTCGCCCTGCTCCAGAGCCATGAGCATTTCCAGATTTGCCCGCATCTCGTTGCCCTCGTCCTGATACATGGCGTAGGCGAGCTGCCGAAGCTCCGGGATTTTGTCGGCGAGGGCTGCCATGTAGTTGTCGTAGGTCTGCTGGCTCGCCGTCGTTGCGTAAGAGCTTGCAAGGCCGCCTGTGCGGGCGGACACCTGCCCGAGGGTGTCCTGCATCGCCCTCTGGCCGGAGCGCGTGTAGCTCTCCTTGTACTGCTGGTAGTTCGGGTCATCCTCGTAGTTGTACTCGAAGGGGTCCCGGCCAAGGATTGCTTCCGTAAGCTCGTCAATCTGGCTCTGATATTTGCTGGTATAAGAGGGTGCGCTCTCGTAGGAAAACTCCTCCCTCTTGGTGCCGGTCGGGATATACTGTGAGCCGTCTCCGCCGCCGGAATATCCGTACTGACCGCGGATTGCCTCCGCCTGCTTGTGCGCCGCGTCCATGCCCGCCTGATCTCCGGCTTTGTTGGCCTCGGCCCAAGACTTACCGGCAGCCTCCAGAGCCGCCTTGTCCAGATCGCTCATGCCGACCATGCTGGCATAGTCGTTTCCACTGTTGTCAAGCGCTCTGTAACTGGAGCTGGTCGCCTTGATGTCCTGGGAAACCTTCTCCTCGTCGTTCTTTTTGGTTGCCATGGTGATACCCCCTTTGTTATCCGATTGCCTGCTCCAGCGCCGCTACGCGGGCCGACAGGCTGTTGTAGTTGTTCCCAAGAGATTCCACGGAGCTTTGCAGGCTGGAAACCTGTTTTTTCAAGCTCTCCACACTCGTTTTCAGAGCGGAGATGTCCGTCGTGTTTTGCTCGCTGGTTTTCTTGAGCTGCCCGAGGATATAGTCCGCGTTCTCCTGGAGGCTCCTGGTGTAGTTGCACAGGGCCTTGACGGTCGCCGAGATGTCGTTCCGGTTGTAGGTGGGCGGTGAACCCGGCAGAATAGTAGCCATCTATCACACCTCGCTTCCTACGGTGAACTCCCGCACAATGCTCTTGAGCAGGCAGAAGCCCTTTCCAGAGAGCCGAACGCGGAAATTGTCACATCTCGTGGGGAGGATTGGGATTTGTGCGGTCTGCGCCCGCTCATTGTGGGTGATGAACACCTGGCGGAACGGCGCTCCGTCCACACTGATTTCCACACGAAGCCAGGAACCTTGCTCCATCTCCGCCCGAAGGTACAACCGGGAGTAAATCTTCCTGCCGTGCGTGGTTTCATCCATCTGGCAGAGGGTGGCGTTCCACGGAAGCCGCCCCTCCTCCTCGTTGTCCTGCCCACACATCATCACCTTGCCGGAGTTTGCATCCAAAAAATAGAGCGTTCCGTTGAGCTGTGCGAAGTCCGCAGCATGGGTAAAGTCCTCCCGAAGCCAAATGCCCTGCGCGGTATCAAATACATAAAGTTCCCAATCTCCCGCCTCGGTCCGCATGGAGATGTAATACCTCTCTCCGTCCGTACCGGCCACAGCATCGAAGAAACGCCGCGTTCCGAAGTTCTCGCTGATAAGCTCCGGTGTTCCGCCGGTATAGGCGTAAACGCCGTTCCGCCCCTTGTAGAACAGGGTTTCGTTGATGATGACCATGCTCTTTTCGCTGCCGGACTGGAGGCCAGGAACCGTGTATGTGTAGATTTCATAGTTGGAGGGGATAGACCCGATTACTTTGTGTACGCAGTTCTCTTTCCAGAAAAGAACCGTGGAGGAGTACGCGATGCAGCCGGTGAAAGCTCCATCCGTTCCAACGGCAACGGCGTATGCGTCCGTGGAGAGGCCGTCGTACAGCTTGAAATTCTTTGGGTCGCCGAGTGCAGATGCGTAGATCGTCGTTCCCTCCGCGCCCCAAATTCGATTGTCGCACTCACAGATGCAGGTGAGGTCCGGGACCTCTCTTGCAAGGCTCACTGTGCCATTCTCAGCTCCCGTGCCAGAGAAGATGTCCTTGTCAAAGGTAAGCGTTCTCCCGTCGAGAGAGCGGATGATGTGACTTCCGTTGTTCTCCGCGTGGGTGGTGCAGCCGGAAATCTCAATGGCGTCACCGGCGGAGAAGTATTCGTCGAAGTCAGGGTACTTGTGTAGGAGTACATCGTGCAGGATGTAGCTGATATGATATGTCCCGTCGCTCTGCTCAGTGGAGCTTTTCACCACCATGTACTCTTTCTCGGTGTCACACTCATACTGGATGATGTCGCCAGACTTGAGCTTCCCAGGCGTCTTTTCGCTTCCTCCGCTCATGGTAAGCGCTCCGCTGGACTTGTTCACGATCGCCCCCGTATAGGCGGTCATAGTGGTGTCAGCCCCTACGCCCGAGATGGTGGTTTCGCTTTCTGCCGCGTGGTCGATATAGCTCTGTTCCGGCACGGTGATGGTGTTCGCGGAGAAGGTGACATCTCCGGTATATCCGGGGTAGTGGGCCTCCAGGCTTCCGAACTCCTCCGCATCAGTGTCGTAGTAGACCTTATCGGGGAAAATCACAATTTTCGTGTTGATTGTGGCAAAGTGCTTCGCACCGGCAGCCACCTGTCCCACAACCTTCCCGTCGTAAAGGAAGTCCGTTCCGTCAACCACGCACAGTTTCCCTCTGGCATAGATCCCCGTGGGTGCCTCGTAACCGGCATAGGTCTTTCTACCGGCGCGCTGCGTCAGGCATGGGAAGCGTGCGGAGGAGAGGCCGAAGCTCTCAGCAAGCTCTCCGTCGCCGGTGTTCTCTCCGTAATTGACGCCGCCGAACGCGATGACCTGTCGCTTCGTCCGGTTCGCCGCCGTGGTGAAATAGGGAAGTTTCAAGATGGGGCCTCCTTCCTCAGAACAGACCGCTCCAGGTTCCCGTTGTAATCGGGATGTGGGTCCTGTGGTAGTCCTTTTTGAACTCGTCCATGGCCTGATTGAAGGCCAGCGCGGAATTGTTGTAGTTCTCTCCCTCGCGGTTGTGGAAGTCAATCTGAGCCATCAGGTAGAGGGAATAGAGGTTGTCGTAAGGGGCCGGAACCAGAAGCGGCACGTCCCCGTCCTCCGGGTAGGACCGCACCAGTTTGGGCAGCTCGCTCCATCTGCACGCTTGGCAGGAGGAGCAGTCCATCCCGCTGTCATAAAAAATTTCCGAGCTTCCGCACTCAGGGCATACGCCAACCGGCCCGTGCGCCTCCACCCCCGGCGTAAGCCGGTGCCGCAGGATGACTTCCCGGTAGATTTTCCCGTCCAGCTCAATGAGCCAACCGGCTTTCGAGCTGTCATCGTATGCGTCCGGGCGGAGCTGCCCGACCCGCTCGATGATCTCGTTGATGCTCGGCATATCGCCGCCTCCTCTCAAAGAATTTGCCGGACGGCGGCATCCGCCGTCCGGCTGGTTGTTATCTTAGGCTGCCTGGACCCACACGCCATTGTTCTTGACGTAAAGTCCGCCGCTCTTTCCCGGAACGCTCTCAATCGTGTAGCATCCATCGCTGTCCGGGCTATCAGATACAACGATAGAAGATTTAAGATTAAAAGCGGGGCGCGGGGCGAAGTGCGCGTAGTAGACGCGGTTGCGGTCCACAGAGCCGTCGGTACGGACGTCGTACGCGCGGTCGGTGTCGGAGTACGGGGAGCGCAAGCCCCAGCGGACGGCGGTCGCCGTCTCGTCGAAATAGGCGATGCGCTTATTGTTGTCGGAGAAGTAGCTGAACTTCGTACCCTCTGTCTGCCAGCCAGAAACGCCTACCTCCGTGCAGGAGAGCGCGAACCCTTTTCGGTAGATGGTGTGCAGCGTGGAAACGCCGTTGCCCTCGGCGACCACAATAGGAACCGGAACAATGCACTCCTGAATCTCCTTGTCCAGCATCAGGGGCCACATCAAATCGCAGAAGTTGTCCAGCAGGCAGCCGATATACCGGTTCTTATAGCCGCCGTCGTAGCTGGCCTCCCACTGTCGCTCGTTGAACGTGTCCTTGCGGAGCATGGTCACGCCGGTTCCGCTGCCGTAGTGGTCATTGTCCAGCTTGAGGAACTTCTTTGCCTGTGTGTTCTCGTCCAGCTTGACCAGACTTCCGTTTGCAAGATTGGAAAGTAACTGTCCCATATCGTTTTGTTCTCCTTTCGATTATGCCTTGGCAGGGCGGCGGTTCCCCGCCCTGCCTGCGGCGGTTCTCTGCGCGGGCCAAGCTCGCCTCCAACCTGGCGCGCATTTCTTCTCTCAGCTTCCTGGTGTCGCCATGTTTGGCATGGGCCTCCCATGACTGGAAGCTCTGCATGATTTTCTCCCGTGAGATTTCCCCAGCCGCGTACTGCCTCTCCCAAAGGCGGATGCGTCGCTTCATACGCTTGATGGAGGAGTAGCGCAGCTTTTTCACCACCTTTCCCGTCCGGGTCAGGTAGGTATGAAACCCGCAGAAGTCGATGCCGTTTTGCAAGGGGAAGATGTTGGTCTTTTGGTTGAGTTCCAGCCCGAGGCGCGCAAACTGCTTTCTCAACAGGGAGAGCGCTTCTCGGGCCGTCCCCATATCCGGGCAGATCACATACCAATCGTCCATATACATTCCAGCGAGGGGCAGATGCAGTTTCTCTCCCACATAGTGCATGATGGAGTGGACAAAGAACACGGCATAGATATGGCTGGTCTGATGACCAAGCGCAAGACCATCTACCGCGTCGATGTACCGCCACATCAGCTCTTGCAAGCGGCGGTCCGTGAACCGCTCCGCCAGCGCGTTTTTCAGCCTCTCATGGTCTATACTCTGGAAGAAGTGCCGGATGTCGCCCTTGATGACTGCGCCGTTCGCATAGTCCCATTCCTCTATCGGTTTGGGGGGAAGTCCGGCGGAGCGCCTTGCGGCCTCCTCTGCTCCCTTTTTCCGCAGGAAGTAGGTTCTCAGGTGTTTCTCCAGCATCTCAAGCCCGAAATGCGTCCCTTTCCCATACTGTGCCGCGTAGGTGTTCAGCGTAAAGCTGCGCGACAGCTCGCGGTACACGATGTTGTCCGTGATGGCGTGCTGTACCACCTTATCCCGGAAAGTAGGGGCCTGGATAAGCCTCTTTTTCGGCTCATAGATCAGGAAAGCATCCAGCGGGTCAGGCTGGTACTTCCCCTGCAAAAGTGATTTTGAGAGTATCAGCAGCTCCTCGATTGCGCTGTATTCAAAGGCCGCTGTACTCCCTTTGCTTCTCTTGCACCTTCTGGCGCGCCGGTAGGCGTTCCAGAGGGTTTCAAAGGAGCATAATTCCTCAAAAGTCATAATTCACCACCCTTTTGGATGGCCGAGGAGCGCGGGCATCGCTGATAGCCGCCGCTACCTCCCTGCACGCAGGTGTCCGGGGCCTACCCCGGTAGCGGGCGCGTCGGCGTCAATGCCATGTGTTCGTCCTGGCTCGCTGTGTCCTCCGTTACAGCTTGCCGCGACAGGATATGGCCTCCTTTGATGATGGGCCTCTGCTTTCGTCCGGCTGGACTACTTGTACGCGGTGTCCATCAGAGCGGGGCGCGGGGCGAAGTTCTCGTTGTAGACGTTGTTGTTGTTCACAGAGCCGTCGGTATTGATGTTGTACGCGTTGTTGGTGTCGGAGTTCGGGGAGCGCAAGCCCCAGCGGACGGCGCGAATAGGCCATACCCTAATGAAAGACAGGCGGGTTCTATCGGCCTACGGCCTCAATCTCCCGGTCCGTCCTGCATCCAAGTTCATAGGCTCTGCTCTGGCCTTATCCTTTTCGTACCAAGCTGCTCCCATATACCGGACGGTCAGAACCGCTTTGCTCCATACCGCGGCCTTGTCCGCCGAAACGCCAGGGAATTGCTTGCTCTCCTTCATACGGAGGATTTTTCTCTCCAGCTTTCTGCACTCGCGCAAGGCTTTCCTTTGAAGCAGCAGCCGCTCTCGCGGTGCTTCTCTCAGGTCGATAAGGTTCGCTTCTTCGATGTAGGCGCATATTTTCTCTGCGGTTTCCATCAAGCCGGTTCCCACGGTATAGCGGTACTTTTTCGGTATGACCTTTTCGTTGGCGCACACGTCGCAGGTGTATAGCCAGAGATCTGCCGCCCGGTTTCCAAGTAGGAACTCGTCGCTCTTTCTTTTGTCAGTTCCAGCCGTGTTATAAGGCACGCGGACACCCTCTTTCCCGAATGTTGTTCATGGTGCCCTGGTCGATTCCGTCTACCTCCAAAACAAAATCCCGCATGAGCCTGACCGTAACTGGCGTCCCGAGTGGGGATAAGCCGGTTAGGACCAGCTCGCCGCTTTTGCAGATACCGCACGGCTGCTCAAGCTCGGAAATGATGTTCGGAATGGTGCATGACAGCTCGGACACATCCTTGCAGGCAATCTTAATCACTGTTCCGCCTGCAAGTTGTCAGCGCCGAAAACAGGAGTGGTCACAGTCCCTACGGTCTGCACGCTGGATTTGAGGTCTACGAGCTGTGCTGTGACGCTTGCAAGCTCATTCAGGGCGCTTTCTTTTGCGCTCACCTGCGTGGACAGCTCCGCCTCAAGCTCGGTCACTCTCGCGGTCAGAGCGGCCACGTCACCGTTCACATCGGTGCGGACCAGCTTCAAGCTGTGAGTAGAGATGCGGAAGGGGCCGACGTGGCTCTGCACAGTGTTCCCGTCCGCGTCCAGAACCTCGATAGGTCCAGCGCACAGGGAAGCCAGGGTTTCATCGTCGATGCCTCCGGGAAGCTCCAGGATGACCGCCTGCCGAGCGTTACCGGAAATGGTTTCCGTGACCACAGCGAAGCCGCTGTCGTTGATCTGCTTGTTTCCTGCTTTAATCATGTCTGTTCCTCCTCACCCGATATTGATATAGACGTCGCCGTTGGAACCCAGGCCAGACGAGGGAGCGCCGCTTCCGAAATAGATATTGCGGAAGCCCTTGGTGCTGCCGCTCGTAGGAGATACGCCGGATGTCACGCCGGTGAACGCTCCGCCGGTCTTAGGCATTTTGGCGTCAGCGTATGCAAAGATGTCCTGCGCTTTCCCGCTCGGGTCGTAGGTCGCCTTGTGCATATCGCCGGGGTTTACCGCATCAGCGCCCTTCGGGATTCCGAAGTCGAAGATGGGGGCAGCATCAGGGCTTCCGGCCCGCCGCGTCACCGTTGCGTTGCTACCAGCAGCAAGGGTAGTGGTGGTTCCCACCTGAATGTTCGGCGTAACGCCGTCCGCTCCGGGGTTTCCCTGTGCGCCGGTTTCGCCCTGGATTCCCTGAACGCCCTGCGGACCCTGCGGGCCAGTTTCACCCTGGGGACCGGTAGCGCCCTGGGGACCGGTAGCGCCCTGGGGGCCCTGGGGGCCGGTTTCACCCTGCGGACCCTGGGGGCCGACAACCAGGCCGAGGTCAAAAGTAGGCATATAGTTTCCTCCTTCCGTCAGATGTCAAGGCACAAATGCCCTTCATCGTTGATGTAGTAGTTGGGTCTTTCGTCGCCGGTGTAAGAACACAGAAGATGCCCGTCCTCCGTAACATTGAACGACACCATGCCGGATGTTGCCACGGAAACTCCGTCGATGCCTCTGGGACCCTGGGGGCCTTGGATTCCCTGCGGACCCTGCGGGCCAACAGCTCCTTGTGGTCCGGTCAATCCTCGCGGACCCTGGATGCCCTGGATTCCCTGGATGCCCTGGATTCCAGGCTCTCCCTGCACGCCGCGTTCACCCTGGAGGCCGGTTTTCCCGGTATCTCCTTGCGGACCGGCAGCGCCCTGCTCGCCCTTGTCGCCCTTCTGGGCGATCATAAGCCAGTACATACCAACCACACCGTCGCCGTCCGCTGTGTCAACGGCAGGGTCAATCCCGGTGTTCGATTTCTGGCAGATGTAGGAGCTTCCGAGCCTGGACACCTTTTGCAAGGGCAAATAGGTGGTGTCAGGGTCCCACACCGTCCAAACCTTCACGGCCTCCTCTGCCTGATTCAGAGCCTCAATCGCGGTGGAAACGGCTTCCGTCACCTGGGGGATGATGCCGTCAATCTGCAACTGGAGCTGCTGTGCCTGAGTGGGTGTGGGTTCTGCGGGCGCTCCGTAGGCGTCGTTCGGCTTCACCAGAAGATTATCGGTCACGGTAATTGCAACCGCGGTGGGGGAGCTTTCCCGGAACCCTTCAATGGTAAAGCTGCACCAGCCTGCCACGGCCAGAGGCTCCGCCGGAATCGGCGTATCGAAGGTCAACGGGTCCTTCCCATCCAGAAGCTCAGCGACGGCGCTGTATAGGAGGACGGAAACGGGGTTTTCTCCCATGGCGTCGCGCCACACAACCCGCTTGCTGTACTCCGCCCATTCGTCACTGAGTACGATGTGAAGCACGGTCGAGTTTGCCTCGCCCTGCACACCGGCGTTTTTGCTGTCCTTCCGAACAAATTCCCCGTTCACAGTCACATTGATGGTTCTGTCCATTTGTATTCCCTCCCTTCAAAAAAGCGCGGCAAGGGCCAGAGGGGGAAGGACCCTCTGCTTCCTTGCCGCGCCGTGTCGCAGCCGCCTGGGTGTTCGCGGTTATCTATTCCGTTTTTATCCCAGCCGTGCCGTTTGTCAGATGTTCAGCGACTTCGCCTTGGCCTCATACTCAGCGCTCTGGCGCTCAATCATGTTGGCCGTTGCGGTGTCCTGCCGCATGGACTGTTCCAGGACATCGGCAAACTTCCGCTTAATCTGCACGCGCTCGCCGCGCTTGATCTGCACGCGCTCGCCGTTGACAGCCGCAAAGACATCGTCCTTGTACTTGTCGTTGTCCTTGAAAAGCTGGATGCTCACCAGCTCGTCGCCCTTCTTGCTGGCCGGAGCGGGGGAGGCCGCTTTTGCCGCAGCCACAGCCTGCGCTTCCTGGTCGGCTTTGGCCTTGGCTTCGGCGACGATTTTCTCACACTCGGCCTTGGTGGTGTCCAGAATGGACCGCGCTTCCTCTTTGGCAGCCTCAATAATCTTGGCTGCCTCGGCGGAAGCGTCAAAAGCGGAGTTGCCGCTGTTCTGCATCTGGTCATTGGTAGTACCGGTGCCGGTGGCGGTTTCATCTTTCTTGCTCGCCATATCAGTTCCTCCTTGTCGTAGATGTAGTGAAGGGCGGCGGGGCAGTCCCGCCGCCCAGGTTATCACGCAGCGGTGAAGGTGCTGGTGGTTTCGATGCGTACCATGTACGCCTCCACCAGACGCTCAGCCACCTTGGTGGCCTTCCAGCCAGCGGTAGCACGCTGGTTCAGGGGGTCAGCAGTACCGGCAGAGCCGAGCTGCTTGACGATGTGCTGGAGGCCGCCGCCGGTGATCTCGGTCACACCGTATGCGTCAGCGCCCAGAATCAGGGTGGAATAGACGTCGCGGCCAGCAGCGCCCTCGCCGGTGAACACCTTGGCCTCGCTGGTTTCCACGAAGCGGACGCCCTCGATGCGGCCAATCTCGCCCTCGTAGATGCCCTCGGGGTCGGAGTAGGTCTTGACGTTCACCCACTTGGGGTCGGACATCAGGTCGTAGGAGCAGTCCGGGTGGATGATACCGGCGTAGTAGCCGTTGATGCGGGGCGCGTTCATAACCTTGAGGAAGCGGACGGCCTTTCTGACGGCGTCCACGGTCAGGTTCATGTTGTTCTCCGCATCGGTGTAGGACAGCTCCGCACGGCTGTCAACCTGTCCCTCGGCGTACTGAACATTGGTGCCGCCGTTCAGCACTTCGCGGGTGATGGTGTCCAGGGTACGGCCCGCCTGACTGCCCAGCAGCTTGGTGGCCTGCACCAGGTTGTTGTCAATGGCCGTCAGCAGCAGGATGTCGGACAGCTCGATGAAGCCGCCGTACTGCTTCACAGTAGCAGTGATGACGCCCATGTTGAGCTTCTGACCGTCAGGGGTCACACCTTCGGTCAGAGGGGTGAGGGCCTTGGGCAGCGGGTCATACTTGCGGAACTCGATGGTCTTGCCGCCATTCTTGGGAATGGGGTGCTTCTGGCCGAACTGGTCATGCACCAGCTCAGGCTCGGCCATGTCAATGAGATAATCGCTGTAAAAAGTTTTCATCTCGTCGGACAGGCCGCCGTCGGTGGTGACGTTGGTGTTGCCCTCGAACAGGTTCAGAACGACGGGCAGAAGGACGTAGTCCTTGAACTTATACATGGATATAATCTCCTTTCCTTTCGGGGGAGATTACATCAGCTTACAGCTTGATGGTTTCTCCCCGCGCAACTCTGCGGGCGACCTCCGCGCGGTCCTTCTTGGTCCACTTGTGAGGGTCGTCCTTCACGGTAAATGCCGCACTCTGGGAGGATGTGCCGTTTTCGGCAGGGCGGTTGCCCTTGGCGCGGATGCCGTCAACCACCTGCTTCTCGGTTCTGCGCGCGGTGTTCTGAGCGACACCAGCCTTGATTTCGTCCATGTGAACGACCTCGTAGGCGTGCTGCACCGGAACGCCAGCTTTCAGCATAGAGAGGAACTGGGGGTTTTTCGATTCCGCGGCCAGATCGAAGCTGGGGTACACGGCCTTTACCTGCTCGCCCTCGCTGTACCATTTCTGGAGCTGCTGCTGGGCTGCCTGCTGGTTCTGCCGCATACGCTGTGCCTGGAGAAGGGCAGCGTTCTCACGCTGGAGCTTCTGGAACTGCTTGTACTGTTCCACGCTCATGCCCGCTTCCTCGGCGGCTTCGCTCCAGTAAGCGCTGTCGTTTTCAATGGCGGTGGACAGCTTGGAGAGGTCGCCGTCGGAAATCTTGTAGCGCTGCATCAGCATATCAATGATAGGCTGCTGCTTGGCCGACTGCTGCTCCAGGTTCTTGGCCTCCCTGAAACGCCGGTCGATGATGCGCTGTGTTTCCTCGGTATAGACATCCTTGTACTCGCCGTTGACAAGCTCCTGGAAAGCCTTGCGTCTATCCTCCATGGTGTTGGATGTGACCTGCACATCCCCTTCTTTGCCCTTCCCGGCGGCGGAAGGTTTCGCTTGGCCCTCGGCAGGCTTGGTTTCGCCGGACGCCGCCGGGTCATCCTGCTTTCCGAAAAGCACGTTACTGAACTCGCCCGATTTTCCCCGGCGGGTGGAACCGGGGGATGCCTGGGAACCGCCCTGGTTGCTGTCACCGCCCGTACCGTCACCGGCTGCGGAAGCTGCCGCTCCAGCGCCGCCGTCAAACAGACGGAGGTTGATGTCCAGCAAAATGTCGCTGTGTTTCATCGGATTTCCTCCTTTTCATCGCGGGTGTTTCGCCCCCGTGCGTCGGTCCATGTACTCCACCAGGACAGCGGAGCGGCGCTCGCCGCATCCGCCATCCATGGAGGTGAAGTAGGAGGACATTCTGAGCGTAGCAGAAGCCGTTTCTGATTGCGCCCTGAAAACCAGAAAAATTTTTAATCAGGAGCAAAATTCACTTTGATATGCTCCGGGTGCTGCTTTTCAATCTGCATCAGGCCAACGAAAGCCATCTCGCAAGCGCCGCACACTCTGTCATCGCCGTGGAAGTGCAGGAGCGCCCGACCACTATCCATCCTCATGGAGTAAATCTCCGCATGGCCGTCCCTCTCTGCGTTGGTGACATACCCGGCCAGGGCATAGACGATGCCGGACACCGCCGCGCAAACCTCCGGGCTTCCGGTGGCGTGGCCCTCCAGGTTTAACAAGCAGCGCCCGCCCTCGAACTCTGCATAAACCTTCGTCATGGCGTGTCCTCCTTATGCCTGCGGCGTAGCTGCGCTGCTCTTTGCGTTCATGCTGGGAGAGCTGCGGGCAGCAAGCCGCGTCCCATAATCGGTCATAGGCGTGTGGGCCTGCAAAATGTCGCTTGCAAGGCCATCCGTGTTGCCCACAGAGCCGGACGTGGCAGCAGATACCTTCCCGCCAGAGCCTCCAGCCGCGGCAGCTCCAGAGTTTACGCCCATGTCCTTCCCGGTAAGCGCCTGGAGAAGGAGCGCCATCTGGTCCATCTGCTGCGACATCTGCTGGCAGATATTGAGAAGCGTCTGCCCCTGCTGGACCTGCTCCCTGACTTTGTCGATGCCCTCGAACTCCATCATCTCCAGCGCGCCCAGCGCCTCTTGCGCCCGCTCCGGGTTGAAGAACCCGAGGCCGTACAGCTCCTTGGCGCGTTCATTCTGCTCCATGCGGGAGAACGGGTTCTTTTTCTGAGCCTTGATTTTGACGTCGAACACCGGCCTGCGGTAGATGACCTCCTGCCCAGGGTAGCCAGAGGGAACGACCTGGTCCTTGATTGCGGCGTTGTTCATGTCGATGAACTGGTAGCTGCCGGGTACGGTCCCGGTGATGCGGAAGGAGCGGGTTTCGTCATAGAACTGCCGCATAAGCTCAATGCACATGGAGTTGACCTTGACGTGCGTGCGGTAGCTTGCGGCAATCATGTCGCGGCTGGCCTTGTTTCCGGCCTCCTGGAGTGCGGCAATAGCAGCAGCAGCCGTCACGCCGGAGCCAGAGCCGCCGGAGTTCACGTCGCGGTTGGATGCAGTGTCTTTCATCTCCTCAATCTTCATCTGTGCCACGGTCACATAGATGTCAGAGAGGGGCTGCGTGGTGATCTCCCGGATGCGGTGTTCGTCCAGCTCTCCCTCTACATGGACCAGAGGCTTGTTCCAATCCAGGAACTCAGCCTCATTCACGCCGGTGCTGGAGGACACAAAGAACCGCTTGCGCGTGGTCATCATGGCGTTCTCCAGGATGTTGGAGGAGAGCTTGTCGATGTAGATTTGCGGGTCCTTGCAGATGGCAACATAGCCAAAGCCCACCGGCGTTCCCTTTTCAGGGAAAAGCACATCCAGGACCACAGGATATTTCCCGTGGTCATACCAGCCGCGCTCCTGGTACTCAGGCTCATTCTCGCTGGCAAACAGAAGGGTGGTCCCGACGAACTTTGCGTAGTGCAGGATGGTCCTGCCGGATGCGTTGCGGACCTTGTAGTACCAGTCCACCACCACGCTCTTGTTGCTGATGTCCACGGTATCGTCGTAGATGTACTGCTTCACATCAATGACGCTCCCGCCCAGGTGTCCCTTGTGTTCCGGGTACTGCTGCTCCAGAAGATCTTCGTCAACCAATTCCACGATGAAAAGGTTTCTGGAGTTCTGGATGTCTGTCACGCCGGGTTCCCAGAACAGTTTCAGAAGGTCAATCTCCCGGATGTCGATGTCACCCAGCCCATTCTCCTTGCTGCTGTTCCAGAAAACGCCGTAGGCAGCCGTTCCGTGCTTGAGCTTTTCCCACCAGTTGTCCGAGTAGGTCTGCTCGTAGTCGTTGTACTCCAGCACAACCGGAAGCACAGAGGACAAGACCTTGGCGCTCTCCTCGTCGGACCGTTCTCTCGGAAGCACGACAGGCTCCGGGTAGTTGTCCATGGCGTCAGCGTGCTTGTTCAGGATAGAGTTGAACAGCCATGCGCTCGTAGGCTCCGGCCTTGCGTCCGTGTTCTCTCCGGCCTTTTTCCGCTCGCGCCGCATGACCTCCCAATGCCGAAGCTCCCACCACAGTTCGTCCTCAACCACGCGGTTCTCAAGCATGGTTTTCCCGTTCTTGTATTCCGTGAGGATGTCGATTGCTCGGGCGACCTCTTTCTCTCCGATTCGCTTTTGGCTGGAGCGGGCAGTCAGCAGCATAGCAGCCATTTCCGGGCTGATGCCCTCGTTGCGCTGCAAACCGGGCAGCCCGTTGGCCTGCATACTGTTCCGAGCGCCAGACCGCACCGCGCTCTGCTCCGCGTTGGCTTCCTGCCCAGGTTCCACCTTGGACCGGCTGACGTTCTCCGGTTCCTCCTGGTTGTTCCTCTTTCGTCCAAATGTCGGCATAGCTTAGTACCTCCTGAAAAATTCGTATCTGTCGTACCGCAAGTCATCGTCGGTAGACAGCGGGTCATATACCACAAGGGGAGGGGCCTTTTTGGGCCGCGGCGCGATGGGGTTCTTCATGCAGACATACCGCAGCTCGTCGTAGATGTGGTCCTCTCCGTCGGTGTCGATGTCCTCCACGTCCTTCTCGTCATACACGAGGTTCGGAACAGTTCGGATGAAATGCTTGCAAGTAGAGAACACATAGAGCATCGGGATTCCGCTTTCATCAAAGGCGAGCCGGTGATGGACCTGCATCTTCCCGTCAATGCGGGCATGATCTCCCTTCTCGAAGTAGACGCGCTCCCGCTCCATCAGAGCGCCGATACTTTCCGTTCCCTGGCTGCCCCAGATTGCAGGGTCGCCAACGCGATGGATGTTCCGCCACTTTAGGTTTGGGTCCTCCGCCTCGATCTGCTTTATCTTCCGGGCGACATCCGAGGGTTCCATCTTCACGCCGGTGTTCGGCGTCCCCGTGCATCCGTAATACTCACGGATGCGGTAGAGCCTCCGGTCGTGGTCTACGGCATACCATCCAACAGAGAACGGCCTTGAGTAGCCCCAGTCCAGCGCGCACCAGATTGCCCATGTGTCCGGCACAACGAACGGGGAGATGACATGGGTATTGATGCGGTCCTCGTAGTGGTCGCTGTCGTTCCTCCACTCGGTAAACACCTGGCCGGAGAAGGTGTCCCAGTTCCCGTAAAGAAGCGCGTTCCGCTCCTGCTCCGGCATGGATGCAAGGCGGGTGATGTAGTCCGGGTCATTCTCCAGCAGGATTTTGTTGTCGAACACAGAGGACGGGACGAAGATGCGGGACTTCCACCGAACCTCCTCGCGCCCATCCGGGTGCCTGATCTTCACTTGCTCCCAGATGGTTTCCATGGGCTTCCCGGCGGTTATGAACCGTTCCTTTACCCATCCATGACCGACGCCGCCGGGGTTTGCCTGGGCGCGGGTGTAGCACCGCGTTCCAGGCCCGTTCGGGCGGTTCCGGGAGAACATATAGCTGTATTCCTCCCACAAGAACTGCGTCAGCTCGTCGAAGTCGATGAAGTCATACCGCTTGCCCTGGTAGTTGGTTCTGTCCTTGGTGTACTGCATGGAGCCGAAGTAAATCTTGGCCCCGCTCGGGAAGGTCCAGACGTGCTTGCTCTCGTTGAACTTGGCTTTGCGGTATGCCCGCTTATAGATTTCGGTCGAGCGGTCCATCAGCTCAGTGAGCTGCGGGAAGGTCTTTCTGAGAATGAGGCCGCGGTAGTACGGAATCTCAACCTGCCGAAGCGCCTCGGCGAGGGCGCAATCAGACTTTCCGCCGCCAGCAGCTCCTCCATACAGCGCCTCGTCCTCGAAGCGAGCCATGAGAGCTGCCTGCCTCGGTTGCGGCCTCCATACCACATTACCCATCGGCGTCGCCTCCTCCAGGAACGGGAGGCCCTGGGTTCTCCATCACAGGGGACAGAAGCACAACGCCCCCGGCATCGTCGGCATCGTCCTCCTTGCCGTCCGGCTTGTACTTCCAGGTGTCCGGCCTGCGGTTGGTAAGCCAGAACATCGCGCTCGTCGGGTCAGGCGGGACCATCTTGTTGGTGGTGGTCACCAGCTCAATGACGTTGCCAGCTTTGTCAATCCGCTGCTCCCGCTTGGTTTCGACATACTCAAACCCGCAGGCCCTCTTATAGAGCGCCGCCTCCACGTTATCGTCCGGTTCTTCGCACGCCCGCGTGAAAGCAACCGAAAGCGCCGTGTAGCGCTCGTCCCCCTCGCTGCCCAGGTCCAGGTACTTTCGGAAAGTGGAATAGGCAATACGCAGCTTCCCGGCGATCTCCTTCGCTGTTGCTCCCTCGCGCGCCCACTTTTCGATTTTCTCCAGGTACGGAGATACATGGGTTTCATATTTGCTTTTTGCCAT